ATCAGGAAGAGATGAATTCTTTACTAATGTATCTTGCAACGTCTTACCAGGAGGATGATGATGACGAAAGTGGAGACACTTCGGATCCTGACTTCTGGCTAAATCTAAATTAAATGAAATGGACCTTATTCGTAAAATTATTGCGGGCACTGACCCGCTGAAAGCCCTGGCCTACTACGTGGGTCAGAAGGCTGGAGACGGTGAGATTGATTCTATTGTACTAGACGGATCTCACCTGCATCACCACGGCGAGCGTCGCTACCTTATCTATCTGAAGAAAGACAACAGCATTATGCTGTGGAAGTCTATCGAGGGTATGCCTACCATCGTGGAGTACGACTGCAACTTCTAGTTGTAAGTCACTTACAATTTTAATTTAAATTACTTTTATATGAAACCACTATACCATATTTTGGTACACATCCCATCGGCTGTAAATGAGACGATGAAGGTCGGAGAGACCGAGCTTTACGTAGACACCAAGTTTGACGAGTTCCGTCATCGCACGATGAAGGCTAAGGTTGTCGGTGTTCCTGCTAAGTTCGACTCTCAGGTTGAGGTTGGAGACTATGTGTTCCACCACCACCACGTCGCCATCAACGACACGCAGGTTGTTGACCTGAAGGAGAAGATCTACCGCGTCAACTACGACCCGTTTGGTGGTAGCGCTAACCAAGCCTACCTGATCGAGAAGCCGGACGGAACGCTGTTGGCTGTTGCTGACTGGGTGTTTCTTGAGCCTGTTGAGGTAGAGCCAGAACTAAAGAGCGATATTATCGAATTAGTTACGTTTAAGGAGCCGGAGAAGCGCTGGGGACGTATCGTATACGGAAGCCAGTGGCTGGAGTCGGAGGGCCTTGCTGTTGGCGACGTGGTGTTCTTTGCTAAGGATGCTGACTACGAGATGGACATCAACGGGCGCAAGCTTTGGCGTATGCAAATCCACCACCTGTTATGCGTAAAGAAGTAAAGTTCACCACAGCAAACGCTGCGAAGAACCTTATCTCCGCAATGGAGGCTGCTATCCAGAATATGACCGAGGAGATCCGCAAGCCTGTAGACCCAGAACTTACTGGATCTGCTCGCAAGGCGGAGCTTCAGGCCATCAAGGATACGGCACTAGCCTGCAAGGAACTCATTGTTGAACGCCAGAAGCTTGAGCAGCTGATTGGTGACCTCGAGGAGTCTGGTGGCTTTGAGGAGGAGAAGGACTTCAAGGGAGGATTCGCAGAACGAATGGCTAAGAAGTAATGGCAGGGCTGAAGATGATAGACGGCAAAGAGGTGGTGAACATCTGTCCCAATGGGTCGGATGGTCCCATCATTGAGATTGAGTCTGTCCTGATTCAGCTTCCAGAGATGCCAAAGGATATTCTGTACGCAGGTTTACCAGAGGTGAACCAACGGTGGATACGAGAGGAAATGCCACGTGAGCTTCAGCAGATCCAGAGTATGGACGACTGGTATGAGGCACCTCGTGAGTTCCAACAGAAGTGGAGCCCGTACATCGAGGAGGAGTTTCGTCGCAGGAGAGAAGGTCTTTGGTTTATGAATAATGGTGTTCCAACATATATCACCGGACATCACTATATGTTCCTTCAGTGGAGTAAGATTGACGTAGGATACCCGGGATATCTGGACTTCCAGCGAAAGCTGTTCACACACTTTGCTGCGTGCGAGGCTGATCCTCGGTCACTTGGCCAGATATACACCAAGTGTCGACGCTCTGGATACACCAATATGAGCGCAGCTACGCTAGTGGATGAAGGATCACAGGTAACGGAGAAGCTGTTGGGAATTATGAGCAAGACAGGTACGGACGCTCAAGAGGCAGTGTTTGGCTCTAAGATTGTACCCATCTTCAGGAGCTACCCGTTTTTCCTAAAGCCTATTCTTGACGGTACCACTAACCCACGGATGGAGCTTGCGTTCCGTGAGCCGTCTAAGCGAATCACCAAGAAGAACAAGACTTCCTACCGAGGCGAAGCACTCGACACCATCATCAACTGGAAGAACACAACCAACAACGCATATGACGGTAGCAAGACCCATATGTTGTTCCTGGATGAGGCTGGTAAGTGGCTGAATCCTAATGACATACGTGAGGTGTGGCGTATCCACCGAACCTGTTTGCTTGTTGGTCGCAAGGTGATTGGCAAGGCGATGGTTGGATCCACGGTGAACCCACTTGACAAGGGAGGCCGAGAGTTCCGCGATCTGTATTACGACTCGGACCCCAATGACCGTAACGAGAACGGACGCACTAAGAGTGGCCTGTACAAGATCTTCATCCCGGCATATGAAGCATTAGAGGGATTTTTTGACCAATATGGTATGCCAATCGTTGACGACCCAGCTGAGCCAGTGATGACGGAGGACGGTACGTTTACTACCATCGGTGCTCGCACGTTTTTGAAGAACGAGAGAAAGGGACAGCAGAACAACAGCTACGAACTTAACGAAATCATCCGTCAGTTTCCCTTCACAGAAGACGAAGCGTTCCGTGATTCAACGAAGACTTCTCTCTTTAACATCCAGAAAATCTACGAGCAAATCCAACATAACGAGGAGCTTTACCCAAATCCTGTCATCATCGGCAACTTCCAGTGGAAGGACGGAAAGCCGGACACGGAGGTTGTGTTTGCACCAGATCCCAACGGACGCTGGAGAGTTGCTTGGCTTGCGCCTCAGGATATTCGAAACAAACGAAAGATTGAGAACAACAAGATGGTAGCCCCAAATGCTGCGTTTGGTGTATTGGGAGTCGACTCCTATGACCTTGACACTACTGTTGACTACAGAGCTTCTAAGGGAGCGTGCCACGTCTACAACAAGTTCTCGATGGAGCATCCGGCTAATATGTTCGTAGCGGAATACGCTAGTCGTCCGCCACTTGCAAAGATCTTCTACGAGGATGTGCTTATGGCTGCGGTATTCTACGGATACCCTGTACTGATAGAAAACAACAAGTATGGGATAGCTCGTTACTTCGAGTCACGAGGATACGACGAATACCTGATGGCACGGCCTGACCATCTCGCTACAACGACAATGAAGACCAGCGTGAAGACCAAGGGTATTCCCTCAAACAGCCAAGACGTAATCCAGGCTCACGCTCAGGCAATTGAGGCGTATATCCACGACCACGTAGGCATCAACAACGAGACTGGAGTCTTTGGGAAGATGTACTTCACTCGCACACTTGAGGACTGGATCAACTTTAAGATCGATGACCGAACGAAGTTTGACTTAACGATTTCTTCTGGGCTAGCACTTCTCGCTGCTCAAAAACAAGTGAAACAAACCAAGAAGACCGACTTCAATGACAAGGTTTTCTTCAGGAAAGGCAAGGAAATTACGCGCTAATATAACTTGTACCTTTGTGTATAAACTGCGATAAATGGATCAATACTCAGTTAAAAGCAACGGATACGACTCTACCTTCCCAGATCCGCTGGCTTCACACGAGATCAAGGTTAGCAAAGCCTATGGTCTTCAATATGCAAAGGCTATCTACTCTCAGTGGGGTTCTGTTGAGTGGGAGGGATCTCTGTACAGCAAGCGCTGGAAGGAGTTTGAGATTGCACGCGACTACGCAAACGGAACGCAAGACACCTCTATCTACAAGCAAATCCTTACGTCACTTGATCCGAACAACGGAGACGGCTCACTGGTGAACCTCGACTGGACTCCAGTGCCCATCATTCCTAAGTTCGTTAAGATCGTAGTAAACAAGATTCTTTCAGCTAAGTTTTACCCTAACCTCGAGGCTATTGATCCATTAAGCCGCAGCGAGAAGGACATTGAGAAGAACAAGGTAAAGATCTTCATTGAGAACAAAGATGTTCTTGCAGAGGCTAAGGCAAGTGGTCTTCGTACTGCTGTTGATCCTGACGCTTTGCCTGATACTGCTGAAGAGGCAGAGATCTTCCTTGAGACCAACGTGAAGACGGCAGCTGAGATTGCCGCACAGATCGGAACCAACCTTACGCTTGACTGGAACGACTTCGATGAGAAGATCTTCCGCCGCAACGTAGAGGACTTGGTTAGCTGCGGTATGGCTGTTGTGAAGCGCAGCAACGACCCGAACTACGGAATCGTAGAGGAGTACGTTGACCCTGCCTACTTCATCCACAGCTTCACCAACGATCCCACCTTTAGCGACATCATCTACGCTGGACACATCAAGCGTATGAGCATCGCTGAGCTCAAGCGCATTGCTGGCGATCAGTTCACCGAGGCGCAGTACGAGAATATGGCTCGCACGGTAATGAACCGTTTCGGTAACGACCCCAACCGCTTTATGAACTCTCAGTACGACTCTGGTATGCAGGCGTACTACTACGGCTACGACGAGTACACCATCGACGTGATGGAGTTTGAGTTCATCAGCGTAGACAACATCATCTTTGAGAAGAAGGAATCGCGCTTTGGAAACATCGGATTTTACTTCAAGGGCAATAAGTACAACGCTCCTCAGCAGAGCGTATACGACCGTGAGGCTGTCTATATGCGAAACCAAACGCTCTATGGCGGTAAGTTCATCTTGGGCACCGAGTACATCTTTGACTACGGCCTTAAGAAAAACATCCCAAAGAACGTACACGACCTGACCCGTACGAAGATGAGCTACAGCGCTGT